TGAAGTGGCGCGCGCATCGAGCACTGCCCGAGATGATGGGTCGCATCCTTCCGACGCCAACAGCGAAGCTCTACGGCAACAACAGAGGCGGCTCCGCGGGGCGAACAGGGAAAATCCGACCGTCGCTCGAGACGCTCACTGGTGGCCCGTGGATCTCATTTCGGGAGTGGATGATGGGTTGGCCCATCGGATGGACCGAGTTGCAGCAACTGGCAACGGACAGGTTCCAGGAGTGGCTGCGCTGGCATGGGAGACGCTGAGGTGAACGGCTTCGAGCTCGTGACATTCAGCCGCGCGCCAAATGGCGACTGGCTGATCAGCGCGCGCCAGAAGCCGACGGACGACAAGCGCGAGCCATGACATACCAGCAGCGCTTACCTCCTCGCCCTGCTGCGCCACCGTCGCGACACCAGATGGCGGGCCGGACTCCTGCAGGGCGCGGTCTCGTTCGGGGTGATCAATCAGCGCGAGTGGGAGCAGCTGTCGGGACAGATTCGAGAGCCGGAGCCCAAGCTCGACCGGCCGCGATCACGCCCGTAACTTGACGCCCGCTTGACCGTGCATGCTACCCTGGGGCGGCCGGCGGGAACTTCGACGGCGCAAACCAGACCGAAAGAGGAATCACCATGCCAAAGAAAAAGGCGTACTCGAGCGCGATGACCAAGCCAGCGAAGCCCGCGTACGGCGGCGCGCGCAAGACGAAGAAAAAGGCCAAGAAACGCTAGCTTACGGCGTGTTGCACACCTTGGGCTCGTGCACTGAGGCGCAATGAAACAAGGCGATTTCACGGAGCTGACGCCCCACATGGTGAGGGGCCTCGACCTGATGGTCAGAGGCTGCTCGATCACACAGGTAGCCCTTGAACTCGGCGTGAATCGAACGTCCGTGTGGCGGTGGACGAAAGAGCCGATCTTCGCGGCCGCTCTCGCGGAGGCGCAGCGCGAGGTGCTCGATGAAGCGCGTACGCGAATCAAGCTGCTGGCCACGAGCGCGGTCGAGGCACTGGCCGTGACGCTCGCTGAGGCCGACGACCCAAGCGCCCGCATCCGGGCGGCGACGGCGCTGCTCGACCGCGCCGGCATAACAACCCAGATCCAGGCGTCGGTCAGCGTGAACGGGAATCAGTCGCTCGCCGATGTGCTAGGACAGCTCCGGTCCGTGACGGCCGAGCTCGAGCGGGAGAACGACGACGACGATGGATCCTAGCGATCGCGATTGGTGGATGATCCGCGACATGCGGGAGGGTGACGTCCCGTTTGTCGCCCAAACGTGGCTCCGCTCGTACCGGCCACACCATCCCGCGATGCGGAAGACGCCAGCAAACGCGGCGCACGCATCGTGGCTCGGTTACGGGTACTACGAGGACCACTCGCCGCGCGTCAATCTATGGATCCGTCGAGGGATCGTGCGGGTGGCGGCCCTGCGAGACGACGACGAGATCATTATCGGGTGGGCATGCGGCGAAACGATGGTCCACACCCGGGCGCTCCACTACTGGTACACAAAAGGACCGTATCGCCGCCAACAGGTCGCGACCGGGCTGCTCGATCGCGTGCTCGGCGAGCTTGGTCACGGCGAGATCGTGCGCTCGCACGTGACACCGCCGAGCAACGAAAGCGCGCGGACCAAAGCGTGGCCACACGTACCGTTTCTGGCCTTCGGGCCGCGGAGGATCGAAAGAGATGAAGCTAAAAAGAGTCGAGCTGCAGTCGAGCGCGATGGCGCCGGGCCGGGGCACGGTCCAGAAACAATTTGTTGACCAGGACGGGGCGCCCGGCACCCGTGATCACACCCTGCGGTGGGACGAGGCCGCGCGACTGGTCGAGGTCACGGATCGGGCAACGGGGATCCGTGGGTACGTGCCCGAGGCCAATATCTCGATCATGGTGCCACACCCATCTGAGCCGCATGACGCAGCGCCGGCCCGCACCCGCCGCTGACCAGTGCGCGACGATGCGCTGCGACGGGCCGAGGAGGCGCTACGAGCCGCCCGTCACCTGCTCGCCGAGCGGCGGGCGACCAAATATATCCCGCACGCCCCGACACCCAAGCAGCGGGCCTTTCTTGAGCGCACCGAACTAGAGAGCCTCTTCGGTGGAGCGGCCGGAGGCGGCAAAACGGACGCACTCCTGATGGCGGCGCTCGAGCACGTGCATGTTCCGGGCTACGCGGCCCTCCTGCTGCGCCGCACGTATCCTGAGCTCGCGCTCCCCGGCGCCCTCATGTCGAGGTCCCACGAGTGGCTCACGTCGACGAAAGCGCGATGGAACGGAGAGCAAAAGCAGTGGCGGTTCCCTTCGGGCGCGACCCTGAGCTTTGGCTTCCTCGAGACCGAGCGCGACAAATTCCGTTACCAGAGCGCGGAATTCCAGTTTTGCGGGTTCGATGAGCTCTCGCAATTCAGCGAAGCGCAGTACACGTACCTGCTCTCCAGGCTCCGGAGGCTCGTGGGCTCCGAGGTCCCGATCCGCATGCGGGCGGCGACCAATCCGGGCGGCTCAGGCCACGATTGGGTCAAGGCCCGGTTCGTGGCGCCCGGCCACGCCTCGCGCCCATTCATCCCGTCGCGACTCGAGGATAACCCGCACCTCGACCAGGCCGCGTACCGGGAGGCGCTCTCACGACTCGACAGCACGACGCGTGCCCAGCTTGAGCGCGGCGAGTGGATCCGCGACTCGGGCGGGCTCATCTACCCGATCACCGCGCAGAACCTCGTCCCGCTCCTGCCCGTCATGCGGGGCCTCAGGTGGGGGCTCGGCATCGACCTCGGGGCCGGCGAGCGGGAGGCGAGCACCGCGCTCGTGAAAGTCGCGTGGCACGACCGGCTGCCCGGCCTCTGGACCGTGGCGACCGAGACGCACGCCAGCATGATCCCATCGCGGCTCGGCGAGCGGGTCATGGAGCTCGAGCGCGAGGTGGGCCGATTCGACGTGATCGCGCTGGACGAGGGTGGGCTAGGGCGAGGGTACGGCGACGAGCTGCGGCAGCGGTTCGGGATCGCAGCCAAAGCGGCGCAGAAAGCCAACAAATTGGGCTACCGCAAGCTGCTGCGTGGCGAGCTCGAACAGGCGCTCGTCCTCGTCGTCGAGCCCCAGTGCGAGGCCCTCATACAGGAGTGCGCGGCCCTCGAGTGGGATGAGCAGGGACTTGACTGCGCGCGCAATTCGCGCGATCACTGCTCGGACGCATGGCTGTACGTGTGGCGTGCAGCTAGAGCGTATGCCCACGACGCACCGACCGCACACGTGGGGAGCGATCTCGAGACCGAGATGCTCGAGCGAGAGCAGCAGGCTAGGGCGCGCAAGCAGGCATCCCATTGGCTCGGCAGCTGAATGACCTGATCAACTGCACGCTGGCCGAACTGGCCGACGAAATGCGGGCCGCGGGCGTCACCAGGCTTTCGCTCCAGGGCTCGGTGGTCGAGCTCGGGCGTGAGCCGCTGAGGGCGATCGAGGAGCCGGCCGAGACCTTCGAGCAGCGGCAGGCCCGCGAGCATGACGAGCGGCAGCGCCTCGAGCGCACCCTGTTTCGGAGCGCGGGATGAGCGTGAACCTCGAGAGCGGCCAGTGGTGGCGCGCCCCGGAGGAGCGGCAGCACGAGTACCTGAGGCCGCTGATCGATCGCATCGACTCGGCCGATCGTGGGCGCCGAGAGCGGCTCGTCCGGTACGCGCGCCTCTACGGCAATCGCGAGATCCGAGGCCTGGCGGCCGACGAGTGGCAGCAGGAATACGGCGCCGACACGCGTCTCCGATACAACCTCGTCCGCTCGGTCGTCCAGTCGTGGACCGCCAAGATCGCCAAGATGCGGCCCCGTCCACTCTTCCTGACGGTCGCGGGCGACTACTCGCTCCAGCGGCGGGCCAAGCAGCTGACGCGGTTTCTCGACGGCGAGTTTTCGCGCGCCAATCTCTACACGGGGATCGGGCCTGCGGTCGCGCGTGACGGGGCCGTGTTCGGCGCTGGCGTGGTCAAAATCTACGCCTCGGGCACGCCCGCCCGCCTGCAGTACGAGCGCGTCTATCCGTGGGAGCTGAGCGTCGACCCGATCGAGGCGTACTACGGCGACCCGAGGAGCCTCTACCAGCGCAAGGCGATCGATCGCTACCAACTGGCCGAGATGTTCCCCAAGCAGCGGGCCGAAATCCTCGACGACAAAAAGACGCCACGCACCACGCGTGACTCAAGATCGCGCGACACGACGAGCGACATGGTCGACGTGCTCGAAGGCTGGCACCGACGCTCGAGCACGACGGCAGATGACGGCCAGCACGTGATCGCTACGGCGGGCGCCACCCTGCTGACCGAGCCGTACGAGCGCGATCGATTCCCGTTCTCGGTCTACATGTTCGAGGCACCGATCGTCGGGTGGTGGGGTGACGGCATGGTCGAGGAAATCCTCCCGATCCAGTTCGAGCTGAATCTCTCGCTCGAGAAAATGCAGGAGTGCTTACACCTCATGGGCGTGCCGCGCGTGTTCGTCGAGCGGGGCGCCCGCGTGCAAAAGCAGCACATCAACAACGACATCGGCACGGTGCTCGAGTACACGGGCGCGAAGCCGGATTTTGCGACGCCCGCCAGCGTGCCGCCCGAGCTGCCGGGCCACATCGCGCAACTGAAGGCAGACGGCTTCGAGGTTGTGGGCGTCTCGCGGCTCGGCGCCCAGTCGATGAAGCCGGCCGGCCTCAACTCGGGCAGGGCACTGCGTGCGTACGAGGATATCGAGACCGAGCGATTCGCGATCCAGGCGCGGGCTTACGAGGCATTTTTCCTCGATATGGCGCACCAGGCGGTCGAGACCATCTCGGAGATCAGCCGGCGGGACAAGGGCTACACGATCAAGGCGTACGATCACCGCAGCGTGCAGATCCTCGACTGGGCGGATGTCGAGCTTGATGAGGACGCGTCACAGCTGCGCATGTTCCCGACGAGCCTGCTCCCGACGCAGCCACAGGCCAAGCTCCAGTCAGTGCAGGAGCTGATCGATAGCGGCATGATGGGGCGTGAGGACGGGATGCGGCTGCTCGATTTCCCCGACCTCGACGCGTACACGAGCCTCGAGCTCGCGGCCTACGAGATCATCGACTCGATGATTGAGACGATGATCGACGACGGCGAGTACGTGTCGCCCGAGCCCTACATCCCGCTCGAGTGGGGGCGCAAGCGCGTGCAACAGGCGTACCTCGCGGGCAAGCGAGACGGCGTGCCCGAGGACCATCTAGCGCTCCTCCGCCAGTGGATCGACGACGCGACCGCGCTGCTCGAGCCGCCCGCGCCGCCCGCGGCCGAACCGATTCCGGGGGGGCTGCCAAGCGAGAGCCCTCCTTTGCCACCGACAGAACTTTTCCCATCGGGCGGCCCTCCCGGACTACTCCAGTGAGCAGGAGACCATGACGACAGACGCGACACCGACACCCGCCGCCCCGACTCCCGACCCCACGGAAGCGCCGACCGATCCCGGCGTCACCCTGCCATCGGGCGAGACGCCCGCCGCAGATCCGCCGCCCGAGGAGAAGCGGGACCCGGCATCGACCGCGTTCGCGGCCCTCGCCCGCAAGGAGCGGGCGCTGCTCGACC